TAAACCTTTCTGCTTTAACCATGCTGGCATCTCAGCGTTAGACTTATCTATAAAATGTAGGTACGGTTCACCTGTTTGCATACGCATCTCAAGTATCCGTTGCCAAAGTTCTTTAGCTGAAACAACATCACGTACTTCTTTACTATGCGGATCAACTAGATCCCATGAATCATCAGCATATGGATTAACCATGCAGTGTTCAAGAATACCCATAAACTCATCTGATATATTAATACCATGATGCATATTAAGACAACGAAAGTTTTGATCTCCAGTTGGTTTACGCATCTCAAGAAACATTAGTATATCTGGGTGTGATATATCTAGATAAGCAGCATAACTACCTCTACGAGTTCTACCCTGTCTGTATGCTAGACTTGATGCGTCATACATCTTGAGGTGGGGCATAACTCCTGTGGATTTGTCGTCTGACGAGCGTATGCCAAAACCAACGCCAACACCACCACCAAGCATAGAAAGCCAATTAGTCTCACTTAAATTCTCCACTAACCCCTGAGAGCTATCATCAATATAATTAAGATAGCAAGAAATAGGAAGCCCACGTTTAGATCGTCCATACGATAGTATAGGCGTTGAATACGAAAGCCAATGTTTTGAAGCATACTCGTATAATCTTTGAGCATGTTCTTTATCAGAACCAAAACAACTAGATACATAAGCAAACCTCTCTTGTGGTGAGATCTCATCGTCCATCATGTAAGCCTCTTTGAGACGAGTGATCCCTAACTCATCAAAAAGATTGTCTCTCTCAGGAGAGATTGTAATATCATCTTTAATCATTTGCCCCTACTCATTGTAATATAAATCTAAAATCATTTCTGCATAGTGTATTACTTTTTCTATGTCTTTTCTACCCTCTCCTTTTGTACGATGTCTTGTTACATACTTAACAATATTACCTTCACAAAATGTTAAGTTATTTTTTTCTATATATTCTATAGGCTGTATCGCACAATCTTTGTAGTGATTACCGCCTACTTGTTTTTCTAGTGATGATTCTTCTTTCATTCTTCTAAGTATATATTCATCTCGTGATTCGTTTTTCTTAAACATGTTCCCCTCTATAAAAAAGAATGTAACTTCTTTCTCATCTCTGTATTGTCTTCTACTGTAACAGCTTTTATAGCAAAAGTTCTTATTGTTTTAGGATCAACCCCAGCTAACTCACAGGTATAAACAAAGTTCTCACATGTAACACCAATAGAGGCAAAGACCCACGCATGAGCTTGATCTCTTAGCAAAGATGTTTGCACTGATTCATTATCTTGTTTAGGTTCAGATAAGTCAAGCAGTGCTCTTAAAATAATTGCTAAGTTCAAACTTCTTTCAGGATCTTTTCCTGTTAAATCATATAAAGATTCTTTTTTTTCTAATTCATCTTCCATTTGGAGGTTCTTGTACTGGCCTATAAAATTTACCTCCTACATAATTATTGTAGAAGGCTGGTTTATCTGTTCCCTCAAGGGTTGCTGTTAATACATGGTTTATTACTTGATAGTAACATTCGTAGTATTTTAAACTTCTTTTGTTTTTACATTCGCAAATAATCTCAAATTTAAATGCACGTTTACCTAAGTTTTTTATATCTTCATTTAAGTATTTACTAGATCCTGTATATACTTTCCAATTAGATTCTATTTTTTTACCTTTACGAGTTATAAAATATTGTTTACAACCTATATAAGATTTCTTTGTTTTTTTGTTTGTTATTTGATAAACAAAACCAAAGTATGTATATGGATCTGGTTTCTTATGATACTTCCAGTGCATGTACTTCTTCTACATCTGGTTCTTTTTCTACATGTGTTAAGAACCTGTTACCCTTTGAATATTTAAATACACGTAATCCTTTACCCTTATTAGAGTCAGACCAACATGTCTGCTTATGGCTACAATAGACGCAACCAATAGCAAGCTTACGATTACCAGACTTGCCATCAGGTATATCATCATAACACTTATCAGGCAAACTATTTTTATTAACCACATCTTTAAGATGTTTGACTCTTGCTGTTGCATTTATCATATCCATCTGATGTATTTTAGATAAGCATATCTCTCCAGTAGATTTATTTATAGCAAGAAATGCTGCACTATCTATATCATTAGCTTGTGCATAAGCAGATACTTGAGCAACGTAACCAAAAGGATCATCTTCTAGTAAATTATTTCTTTTAAATTTATCAAAACCAAAACCACTAGCAGACTTACAATCAACAAGAACACCATCAATAACAGAGTCTTGATGACCAGCTACACCATCAATGTGTACTTCTTTTTGTTGATCTTTAACTTCATGTCCTGCGATAGTAGAACATAAAAGTAAAAGCTCTTCTAAAATATAACCATATAAAAACTTTATTCTAGTTGATGGTTTAAGTTGATGCTCTTCAATAGGTTTATTTATATCAAACCAAATCTGTCTGTCTGGTTTACCTATTGCAGATAATCTTAAACCTTTCCTATCTCTAGGAACGTCATATAAAAATTCTTTAATATGTACCTTCAGCATTTCACCAAAAGTATCTATGTGTTTATCTACTTGCGCTTCATCCATATCTATAGGATCAAGACTAAATAAATTATATATATCTTCTACAAGAGTATCAATAGTTTTCATTGTAAAATGGGGGAGCAGTGCAGAGAGGAAACACCACTCCCCCTCTCCTTAGTTAGAAGGGAACAGAGGCTGACTCTTGTACGTAACCACCGTCAACCGGGGCAAAGTCTTCCTTGCTATTTGCGTATTCAATAAAATCCACAACCTGAACAGCAGCAAGGTCAGCGGATACGCCAGACTTACCAGCATAGTTCCATTCATAAGGAATGGCTTTTACATTTACAAGACTGCCATTGGCAATCAATTTATCATCCCACAGATTATTCTGTGAGTCCTTAACGATAGGAGCTTTACGCTCACTGCCATCTTTACGCATAACTTTACGTTTGATGGTAACAAAGTCACCACGATCATCACCTTTGTTTGCTATCTTGAGATTAGCTCCCTCAATAACAGAACGGTTATTATCGTCTACCTCAATCTGTATTGACCATACTGGGTCAAACTTTGTGTTAGGTTCAATGATTGAAGCGTAGTGACATTTTCCTGTAATGTAAATTGGATCATTCATGATCTTTATGTTCTCCATTTAAGTTGCGCTGGACTATTCCAGCCTTGATTGTCTAGTAACTTTTACACGATATCACATCGTGATTTAACTGTCAAGTACTATTTTCTAAATATTTCACGGCCCTCCTTAAATAATTTATGTCATCGTTAAACCACCCAAGAGCAGAGTTACATTTATTACACAACCAACCTCTAAACTTTTTTGTTTCATGGTCATGGTCTAAACACCAACTAGATTTATTAGCTCTTGAATATGGATCTATAAAATCTTCTTTTAAATTATCTTCATCTCTACCACAGATGGGACAACAATAATTTTTATCTGGATAAGGTATTTTTAATTTTAAATCAGTGCATGTTTGTTCTGCATCTCTAACACACTCCCTACATTTACTTTTCTTTTTACCAGTTCCATCTCTTCTACTCCAACTTGTCCATTCAAATGCAGCTACAGGTAATTCTTTTTTACAAGCTGTGCATTTTTTTAGTGGAGTGTTTGGATCTATTAACTCTTCATTAGAAAATAACTCTTGTTGTTCCATCAGTGTGTCTCTGCCCAGTTGTTTCCAACTTTGTAGTCAGAATCTAAATCACATTTAAAATTAAATATTTTTTGTGTCTGATACATTGCCTCCTTTGTTAGTTTACAAAACCTTTGAACATCTGGTTTGGCTACTTCAAACTGGTATTCATCGTGAACAGATGCTACCAACTTTGCATCAACTCCAGATCTTCTAACCTTTTCATTTATTTGAACAAGCCATTGCTTGCAGACTATAGCACCAGCACCTTGTAGTAAAGTGTTTAGTGCTGCATGTTCTGATCTAATGTGTAATCTTCTACCATCAAGACCTTTAATAGTTCCACTCTGAGCAGCCTCTGATACATTTGATCTTAGCACTTTCAAAGCTGGCATATTAGATAAGAACTTAGATATTAACCTTTGTCCTGTAGAAGCAGAACCACCAACAACTTTACCTATCTTAGCTGGTCCTGCACCATATAAAAAAGCATAGATAAAAGTCTTAGCTTGATCTCTAGTTTTTAATCCTGCTGCTCTTTGATTAGCAGTGTGTACATCACCAGTTAAAACCTCTTCTGTAAAATTAGTATCGTTCATATAGTGTGCAAGACATCTAAGTTCAAGACCACTTGCATCAGTGCCTACAAGTTTATGTGTGTCGCTGTTTGAAACTCCCCATAGTGCTCTACATTCTTTTCCATAAGGGCTATAGACTGCTGGTACTTGGGCCATGTTGGGACTGTGGTGAGCCATGCGACCAGTAATAGTTTTAAGAGTAAGAACACTACCATGAACACGTAAGTCATTACTACATTCCTTTATCCAAGATTTTAAAAGACCAGTTCTCTTTTGTAGAAGAAAGTATCTACTAAACATTTCTGCTTCTGGCATTTTAATTTTAGATAGTACAGCCTCATTGATTACAACATTACCTTTTTCTGTGTATACATCTGGCTCCCAACCACGTCTCATCAAGCGGTCTGCTATTTGTTGGCGAGATGCTATGTTAAATGGTATTTCTTTTGTCTTAGTTTTAAGCTCTACAATAGTAGGCTCAAACATATCTATTGATTGTCTTTCTAATTCATGTTGTTCATCTTCTAATTTAGCCAGAAGTAACTGACCTTCTCTCATGTTAAATGCAAAGCCATTACGTTCTTGATTATCTATAATAACTCTAACATCTCTTTCCAACTCATAAGATTTTTTAGAAAACTTTGTGCCTTCTAACTCAAGACGCTGCGCTACTTTTCTGGTCAGTGCTACATCTTGTTTACAATAGTCTAGCATCTCAAGAGTGAAATGATTGAAGTTATCGTAGTCAAACTTATGATAATTTAATTCTTGACCCCATGCTTTTAGACTATGACCTCCATCTCTGATGGGATTAAACAGTTGAGACTCTAACAAAGTATCACGTACTTGTGAAGAAGATATTTTAGATCCTGTTAATTTATTTAAGACAGGAGCATCAAAGCTAAGACCGTTGTGCATTATGAACGTGTCTATTTTCTTTGACCACTCTCCAAACTCTTTACATTGATCTCCTACCCACTCACGCATCTCTCCTGTTTTATAATGTTGTGCAACTATGCAATGTATACGACTAGCATCTAAGCTGTCTGTCTCTATGTCTACTACGGCTGTAGTCATGGTATATCTATAAGGTTTGCCTTATCTACTGGTATATGAAAAAACTTCTCTCCTTTGGAGATATTTTTATTATAAGCTTCTTTAACCTCACAATCAAGTAAAACATTTGCATCAATGTGCCAAGCTTTCTCACAGTCATTACGAAACACCATGAAAGTAAAGAGAGCATTGGGATATTCTTTCTGCCACTTATCAAGTAGTCTCTTTTTTCTATGTGGGATACGTATCTCAGTCCAAGACTTAGGCCACTCTCCCTTCCACGCATACTTTACTTCTACTTCATAAAGATGGTGCGTCTCTGTTCTTGCTTTACATAAAATATCAAAGTCCTTACGCTCTGTTGTATCAACAGTCGTATAGTTCATAGTACTAATAAATTTAAAGGCCGCATCCTTTGCAGCCCTGTCTGCTTTATCGTAAACACTTTTATCAAAAAGTTTTCTTACTTCACTCATCTTCATCATCCATCAATGGGTTATCAATCTGTGACATTCTACCAGAATCTTTATCGTAGTGCAAGTAACAAGCTACACCAGTGTCACCAGTGTATCTATTCTTTAGAATACGTATGGTAGTAGTGTTAGCTTCTACGTCATCATCTGCTTGTTGGTTTCTCTCTAATGCTATAACCGCATCAGATAGATGAGCAATAGAAGCAGAGCCACGTAGATGAGAGAGCGATACCTCACGCCCATCCTCATGACCACGATCACCTGACGGTCTACGTAGGTGACTGACAAGCAGTAGAGCTATGCCTGTTTCTTCTACGAGAGATCTTAGCTTAGTCATGAGAATATCTATAGACTTACG